ATTCTGATGGCAAGTTCGTATCTAAAATAACAAAGGGCATTCATTGCCTTAAAGATGCCGAAGAAATTGCTGAAAATGCTGCCCATGAAAAATGGTGGCTTGAGGACATTTATGCCGAAGAATACAACTAAGCGAAAGAAGTTCACGCCTCGCCCAAAGAAGACACTAACACCAGCACCTGACTGGAAGAAGCTTCAGCAAGCAACAACTGAAGAAGAGCGTTTGGCTGCATGGCAAGAGTGTGACTTCTATGTTCACACCGAGGTTACTGATCGCGAATATATCCATTGGACCAAAAAGTGGATTCGCGACGAAAGCGGCTGGGATGTTTATGATGATGTTTTAAAAATACCTGATGTTCATCTTGCTACTGTAGGCAAGCATGGCTGGAAAGCATGTAAACTTGGTTATATTCCAGAGCATGCCAAAGCCATGTTTAAAGAGCAGTTGTTTGAACTGTTGAACAATCTTGAGAATCTGCGCGAGGGTATGGGTTACGAGCCGCCTATTCATCCGTCACTTGAAGACCTTGATGAAGAAGCGCAGTTGCACCCTAAGAAAGTCAAGCAGTGGATTACTGAATGGAAAAAAGTTCTAGCTTCTGCAAAGAAGAACGAGCCTCTGACTCGTGAACAGACCATTGCTCAGACTTATGTTTATAACATGCAAATCTATCTGAAGTCTGGTGTCTGGCTTGATACACACTTTGGTGAGCGTCGCGAGAATCGTATTGTGTCGGTGTGTCTTGTACCTGCATACGATAAGAACGGCTTGATTAAGCGCTCGGTTGGAGTGTATTATAGAGACATCGGAAGAGTCTGGCAAAAGGAGTATGAAGTTGACACTGAATAGTATGATGATGACGAAGAACAAATTTGCGAAGAGTATTGAGGAGATTGTGCGAATCAAGAATCTCAGTTACATCGATGCAATTCTTCATTTCTGTGAGACTAATAATCTTGATGAGGAGGATGTTAAGAAATACGTTTCAGGACCAATTAAAAGTAAAGTAGAAGCAGAAGCAATGAAGTTAAACTTTCTACCGCGAGGTAATGAATTACCATTTGAATAGTGCAATTTTTTGTGATACTATATACATCTATATTATGTGTTTGTGGATAAAACTAAAATACTCTGAATACAAAAAGAAACACAAAGCTATCTTTTGTGTACATACAAGGAAACATACATATGTCTTTTGCAAATCTTAAGCGTAATCGCAATTCTATCTCCTCTCTCGTCTCTGCAGCAACTGCAGATAACGCACCCAAAGACACCAAGTCTTATGTTGACGAGCGTCAATGGAAGCCCACTGTAGATAAAGCTGGCAATGGCTATGCTGTCATTCGTTTTCTCCCCGTCGCTGAAGGTAATGAACTGCCCTGGGTTCGTTATTGGGATCATGGCTTTAAAGGTCCGACCGGTCAATGGTATATTGAGCGTTCGCTAACCTCTATCGGTCAGCAAGATCCTGTGTCTGAAGCTAACTCTAAACTGTGGAATAGTGGTAACGAAGACGATAAAACCACTGTGCGTGAGCGCAAGCGTCGTCTGCACTATGTTGCAAATATTCTAGTCGAGTCTGACCCTGCAAATCCTGCGAACGAAGGCAAAGTTTTTCTCTACACTTTCGGTAAGAAAATCTTTGACAAGATCATGGATGTCATGCAGCCTCAGTTTGCTGACGAAGCACCTGTGAATCCCTTTGACTTCTGGGAAGGTGCGTCGTTCAAGCTGAAGATTCGTAACGTCGAAGGTTATCGTAACTATGACAAGTCTGAGTTTGCGTCTGCTGCACCTCTTGCAGGCGGTGACGACTCTGAGCTTGAGCAGATTTACGAGCAACTGCACGATCTGAACGAGTTTACTGATCCTGCAAACTACAAGTCCTATGATGAACTTGCTGCGCGTCTTGCTCTTGTTCTTGGTGAGTCTGCGCCTCGCACGGTTCGTCAAGAAGTATCGATGGACACTGTTGCAGCACCTGCACCAGTCAAATCTGCAGAGCCTAAGCTGCCGCCTGCAACTGACGCAGGTGATGATATGGAAGAAGAAGATACGCTTTCTTACTTTGCGAAACTCGCTGCTGAAGACTAAGCAGCACACACAAGGGCGCTTCGGCGCCCTTTTTTATACTCCAGCGTAAGCGTCTGCGCGCGTACCGTTTGACTGTGTTGGCGAAGGCATCGATACATCACCCATCGTCGTCTGATTGCTGACGTTCGAAGGCGCATTCGTATTGTTGACCACGGTGACATTTGTAGCACCTGTTTGACCAACAGCACCCATGGTTTCTCTTTCAACTGCAGAACCAATTGGAACTTCTGTAGTTCTGTTCAGAAGCCCATTGATAACAGACTCTGAGTTTGGATTCAATGCAGTGTTAACGCTTGCTATTGGTATTACGATAGCCTTGCCTAGCTCTTGTAGATTCCCTCTAAAGTCATCGATGTTTGCGCTAGCAACTCTATCAATACCATCGCCTAACTTAAACAGCGATACTGCTAGAGCATCAAAGCTTTTAAGATTGTTTGCTTCGACTGCAGAAGAAAGGATTTGTAGATCATCTGCAATTTTTCCAAGAGGATTTGTTGCTGTATCGCCACCAGTGAGTAACGAACCAACTTTGTCGATGACACCAGACACTGCACCACCAGCAGTCAATGCTGCGATTCCTGCTGCAATCAAAGGTGCGGCTGCTGCTAGCGCGAGAAGATTGGTCACATCGATGTCGTCACTTGAGAGCCCGATAAGACCCTTGCTCAAGTTGACCATGATATCACGAATGTTAGAACCATCAGAATTCAAGAACTTTGCGGCAGCGTCTCCGACAGCAAGACCGGCAAAGAAGCCGCCGATGCCTAAGCCGATCAGCCCCATACCCAATGTAGCTTTACCTGCAGCAGCAGGCGCTTGCCCAAAAAGTGCACCAGCAGCAAGCAGTGTGCCTAGTGTTGCTAGATTTTGCCCTGCGAATGCCCCCAAGCCTTCTGCTAGATTGACCATCAGATTCTTGAGAGAATTACCATCTGCGTTCAGATAGTTTGCTGCTGCATCACCTGCTGCTAAGCCTGCAAAGAATCCCCCGATCCCTGCGCCCAGCGAAAACATACCAAAGCCTGCTTTCATCGATTTACCAGGTCCAAACAATGCACCTGCTGCACCACCTGCTGCTAGAAGCGCACCGACTTTCATAAGCCCGTCATTGTTCATTTCTGCAAAACCATCAGTCAAAGTTTTCATGACTGAAGTCAAGCGAGTAAGATCAGTGTCCATCCATGTAAGTGCTTTATCGCCTGCTGCTAGCCCTGCAAAGAACCCACCAATGCCAAAGCCTAAAGCAGCAAGCCCAACACCAGCGCCTAGCCCTTTACCTGCAATAGAGCCAAACGACGAAGCAAAACTGCCTTCGGGTTTTAGTGCAGCACCGCCACCGCCTTCTGCAGGAGCAACACTGGGTGCTGCACCTCGCTCTCGCCTTGCTTCCTCTTCGCGAGCCCTTTGCCTTTGCATAGACATAAAAAAGTCTTTGAATCGACGATTTGTATCAATCTCGGTTGCGAATTGGTCTTTTTGTAGACTATGAATCTCTTGCAGATATTCTGCATTGAGCATATTCGATTCTACAATGTCGTCAAGTGTTGCCATGCGATTCTCTCAGTTGCTTCTCTTCTTCTAGCGCCTGTAACAGGAGAATAAGATGAACCTCTTTCTCCCAAGGCATCATCATTTCTAACTCTGTTAATGAGTATTTATGATGCCTCATCAACAAAAAACTCGTTTTAAAATGATTTGCTAGAGTTTCATGCGAGAGGCACACTAAAAAAAATCTTGAATTCCTCTCAGTTCAATGTGCGTATGCTCGCCACATTTTGTGCAGTCAAAGTCAATGTCATACGAGACTTTTGGAATGTCCATCAGAAACTCAGAAACTTTCTTAAACTGTTCGCGCGTCATCGACTCAAGGAATCGACGAATGCTTTCTTCTGTTTCGTCTTCCATGTCAATGCGTTCGTCGTCTGCATAGACTGCTTCAAGACTGCTAGCCAGAATGTTAAAGCCCATTTCGCCTTCGTCTTCGACTTCTTTGAGATTGACATAGCTAGGGTAGCGCATCTGCACAGAAACTTTGTCGTCAAGTTCGATGATGCTATTGTTCGGGCGCGAATCACAGACAATACTGTCAAGATCCATTTCGTATTCATTGTCATGTTCGCAAGACTTACACTTGAGATTTAGCGATACTTTCTCACCAACGGACTTTGCGCGAAGCTTGATAAACAGATATTCTAGATCAAAGGTTGTGAGCTTAGAGACATCAAGTTTTGTCGATACACAAGCAGACACGGTGTCGATGATCGCATCCATGATCTGGTTGGAGTCTTTTGTTTCCGCCGCCAGCATGAGAATCTTTTCTTCTTTGACAAGATATGGGCGGAACTTAATTTTCTTTCCCGTCGAAGGGAGAGTCAACTCATACTTTGGTGTTTCATTCAGTGTTGGCAATGCCATGATTTATCTCCATTAAATATTAGCCGCTATTGCTCCTATTACACCAGCAAGGGCTTTTTTCAGTTTATTGTTTGGTGTGATCTTTTCACCTTCCCAATATTGATATGAGAATTCTACAGTGAATTGACTGATTTCGTTCGACGCACCATCATTAAATGTTTCGTTGGACACATTGATAGGAAACGCACGATCAAGCGTCCATCGATAGTTCTTCTCAAGTTGTGTACCGATATCTAGATCAAAGCTAAGATTGATAGGACCTAAAGATACGTCTTTGTTGTATATGGGAAAACTTGAACCTTTTTCAAGCTGATAGATTTCAATCTTTTTACAATATTCGTCTGGATAAGCTGCTTGGTATCGCCCTTCGATATCATCGTAACGCCCTACAATCGCGCGCTGCCATGTTTCAAAATACTCTCTTGTAGCTTGATCATTCAACACACGAAAGGTCATAGACACGCTAGGATTGACAAAGCCGTATGCAACATCTTGCTTGACAACGCCCAGTTCGCGCTGCACCGTAGATAACTGGCGAGAAGGAAGATTTACGCTGGTGCAAAGCACACCATGCTCATAAGCATTTACGCCTCTTTGAATCGAAGGTAGATACACATAGTAAAGGTTTGTGCGAGCAAAGCCACGCCCATTACTTGCAATCGACTTTAACTCTTCGACTGTTCCTGATCTAAGCATTCATTATTCTCCGTGAATCTTTGTACACTTGACCCATCGTGCCTTTCTGCCACTGAGCAACAGGCAAGAATGTAGCAATCTCCCACTCGGGCGGTGGAATATATGCTAGTCGACCTTCGACCTGAGTAGTCAAGTAATGCTTGAAACAGGGCTTGAAGTATTTGAACTTTGCTGCTCTGTTTAAAAATTCATACGATACTTCGAACTTCGTCGTCTCATCGTACTTCTTATTATTTGTAATGTCCATTAACCCATCAAGAAACTTAGCGCGAAGCGGAATGGGCAGATAGTGAACATTCATACCGTAGAAGCCTTTTGGTGCTGGACCGACTGCGATCACAAGAGGAAATGCGTCCCAGTAAGGCAGTGTATCGCGATGCTTGGCGTCATAGAAAAACATGTACATCGAACCAGATGCTGATCGCGCTCTCTTTTGAATAGGGTCTTCGTTCATCAGCACACGGCGATTGATGTTACGCATGTTCTGAACTTTGCGACGAAACCACTCGCGCGACTCTTTAGTCCGTGGTGTGATACCAGCACGAAACGCTTCTTGCTCTACTGTCTGAAAAAGATTGCTCATACTTTCTTTCTACGAAATGGTTTTAATGGCTTGATCGATTTGGGCATAATACCTTTACTTTCAAGTTCTTTTTCTGTCCAAATCTCAAAGCCCCAGCCTTGATCTTTTGCGTATTCTTTAGCGGCTTCCCACTTATTTATATTCTTTATGTAGGTATAACCCTCAACAATGTAACGTTTTGTTCTACGATTGCCAGTCGGTGGAGATAGTTCTTTTGCTGGCTTGATTTCGACAAGCACGGTCTCACCTGTCTGGTACACGATTTTCAAATCCATGAAGTAGCGATGAATCTTCTTATCGACTTCATATAGATATGGTATCACCACCTCTTCGCTTGACCAGTATTTCACCTTGGGATTTTCATCACACCACTTGAAGCAGTGCCTCTCCCACAAAGAACGGTAGATCACATTCTTGTAATCACCTTTATACTTCTCTACGTTCTTAACTTTGTATTTGCCTTTGTATGTCATGAAAAACTCTATAAATAAAGAAACAGTAACTCACCAATTATTTAGAGTGTATTCTATGTCAAGTCTTTTCAATCAAGGGCGCAATTTTTTAGAGCAGCAGGGGCGCGCGATAGGTGCACTAGCTGAAACTTTTACTGGTGAAGAAGAGCCTGCTACGGCTAATGAAGAAGTAGTGCTTGGGAATAAAAGAGTGCCTGATACTGAAAACGTTGACGCAACAAATCCTTCGACTGAAGCGGTCGAAGAGTTTAGGCGTTTACGATACCCTCTCACACTTTCGCATAACTATCCTGCAAGGATTATATTTAAAGCAGTGAAAGTAGATGGAGTTGATATCGCAAAAAATATTGGTGATACCTTTACTTCTTTGCTAGAAAAAGCAAATGACTTCGCACTGAAAATTACTGGTGAGTCATTCACTTCTTCTGTTGCTGATGAAAAAGTACCTGAAGAAACTGCTGAAGTAATAGAAGAAGCAGAAAATCAAAGCAAGGCTGCAGTTCAATCTTATGAAAACAATCAAGGCGGTAAAGTGGTTGGGATCGTCGAGCTTCCTTTGCAAAGAGACTTGAGATTCAGCGATAATGCTCAATACGAAACTGCAAACTTAGGTGTTCTGGGCGGTGCATTAGAACAAGGGCTACGAGGGCAGAATGCATTTGCAGGTGCTACACGAAACGGTCAGCTAGTGCCTACAGCGTCTGCGCTTGCGGCTGCTGCTGTCGCTAAGGGAGCAGGTGAAGTCGCTGGTGCCTTAATTGGTAAGCTCGCAGCGGGTAATGCAGGAGCGATTCTTGGTGTCTCTGCAGCAGGTGGTGCATTCGAAGGGCTATCGCCCGCGGTGCGAAGCGCAACACGCATTGCATCCGCACCTAATCAGAGAACGCTTTTTCAACAAGTACAGATTCGTAGTTTTGCGTTTACTTTTAAAATGATTGCAAACAATGCACAAGAAGCGCAAGAAATTAAAAACATTGTCAAGTTCTTCCGTCAAGAGCTTTATCCCGAAAAAATTGCACTAGGTGAGTCTGGTGTTCCTCTTGCATATAAGTTTCCGAACATGTTTGAGATTCAGGTGCGCAATAAGAATGGCGTCAATCCTGCGTTCGACATTCAAAGATGTTATCTAAGAGATATTCAAACATCGTTTAACTCTACAGCGTCTGGCATGTATAACGATGGCAATTTTGTTGAGGTTGACATCTCGCTTGCATTCCAGGAGATTGTTGCTCTAGATAAGCAAAAGATTAGGGATGGTTATTAATGTCTAATTATTTTGAAAAGTTTCCAAAGGTCTTATATCTTTTCGGTAACGAAGAGCAACCTGTTTTATTTCAACAGCTAACACGCTATGTCGATCTAATCGATACGCTGAAAGAAGATGCAGGCGCATACATTGAGTATGAGATTCGGGATGGGGATCGACCAGATACGTTAGCGTATAAGCTGTATGGCAAGAGCGAATACGACTGGACTTTCTTTCTTATGAATGAAAGACTGCGCGAAGTTGGTTGGCCGAAAACACTTGGGCAACTTTACACATATGCACAAGAAAAACTATTTCCAAACTACACTGCAAAGCTCGGTCTGACTGCATCTGACAGCGCGACGGCACGAGGGCTTGCTGACAAATATCCCGAAGATCAAGCAGTGCTTGTTCAAGGCAGTAATGGTATTGTGGTTCGAAAGAATCTAAACGTTGGTGAGATTACTGTTTCTTCTGATAGCGATCTTACAGGCAAGAGCGCAATGTCCTACGCCGACGGCACTAATCTTCTTGCGCTTGGTAATATCGTCTATGAATATCAGGGCGTTCATCACTACGAAGACGACTCGGGTAACTGGGTTGATTTCTTCTATGACAACACCACAAAGATTCCGATCACAAATCTGGAATATTTGATTGCACAAAACGATGAAGCTAAAAAGATCCGCGTAATCAAGAAGCAGTATATCGAAAAGGTTGTGGGTGAATTCAAGAGATTGATAGAGAGAACTTAATGGCTCAAAATCAGTCACAATTTGGTATACTAGAAGCGTCAATAATCTTATCTTCTGCGAAGAACGAAGATAAGGTTGTAGATGTTCGTGGTAATATTGTAGAGGTTAACTTCTACGAGAACCTTTACAAGCCATATGTTGATGCGTCGATTGTTCTTATCGATGACTTTGGTTTGAAAGATGCGCTTTCGATTCAGGGCACTGAGCGTATCAAGCTTGTGCTTGGTAATGCTGAGAGCCCCGAAACACCGACCGTCGTCAAATACTTTTTCTTTTCGAAAATAAATGATGTCAAAAGAATGAACGAAAGAGCAGAACTTCTTTCGATCAATTTGGTTGAAGAGCATGTTTACATTGACTCTATCAAACAGTTTAGCCGTTCGTATACTGATGACCTTGAAAACATTGTCGAGACAATCGCGACGAATGAACTTGGGCGCACGGTTCGACGTTTATACTTCGATGGCTCGGTGCAGGGGGTTCGTAAAGTTCTAGTGCCTTATATGAGCCCGCTTGAGTCGATGCAGTGGATCAAAGATCGTGCGACGACCAGAACAGGAGCTCCATTGTTTTTGTAAGGCTCGCTGTACTCAGACGAATTGCTTTTTTCTGACCTTGACAATCTTCTCAAAGAGCCCGTCATCAATGACAAACTGCCTTTGAGATATAGTTCTGCTATTTCTAGCATGAATCAAGGGAACGAAGGGCTTCGCCCATACTACGAGATCATTTCGTTCAAAGAAGTTGGTTCTGAAAACGCACAAGCGTTGTACGAGAACGGTGCAATAGGTTCTTACTATGCTAACATCGATGCAGGCACAGGAACCGTCTCGGGCAGTCACATTAGCATTCGCGATATCATCGACGAATTCTATACGAATGAACTAATTTCACCTGATACGACACAAAGCCTTTTTGATCCTTCGCTTGAGATTGATGGCAGACTTTCTGACGAATATAATTCTCTGCACATTCATCAAGTGTTTTCTAGCAATACCTATAATCAATTCAAAAGCTATCATGACGAGGCTTCTCTTCTAGATGCTAACAACTCCTTGATTGAGTCGAAACTGAAAGTCAAGAACAAGATCATAAGAACAATCATTAAGAAGAATCTGATTGACATTGGTATGAACGGCTCTCTGTATTTTCAGGGTAAAGTTCATGTCGGCAGAAAGATGCGAGTATTGTTTCTAAACTCAAATGTGCAAGGTGACGAGAATGATCCCATCAAGCAGATTGACAAAAGAAAGTCTGGTGACTATTTGATTCTTGCAATCAACCATCGTTTGATCGATCAGAAGCACACAGCAATTTTAAGAATGACTAAACTTGGCGAACTTCCAAAAGATATTAAACTATGAATGTATTAAGACCTATACAGAAAGAGTTTTATGGTGATGACTATCGCTGGTTCTTTGCGACGGTCGTCAATGCTACGCCGCCTAGTGGTCTTGAAGGGCGTGTCAAAGTTCGAATCTATGGGGTTCACAATCCACTGACAAGCGAAATACCTGAGAAAGACTTACCATGGGCGCAGGTTCTGCTTCCGACGACCGAAGGCGGTTCGTCAGGTATTGGGAGAATTCCACAACTAGTGACTGGTGCGTTTGTGTTCGGTGTGTTTCTTGACGGTGTTTCGTCACAGATTCCGCTGATTCTTGGCTCATTACCTCGCGTCGAGTTTCCTACTTCTATTCAGAGCGGGCGTAAACTGACTTCACCAGATAAGTTTGAATATAATCAAGAGCGACTGCAAAACGTGGTTGCACAGCCTCTCAAAGATGATAAAGAAGCAAGCGCAAGCGTGGGTCTTCGAAGACAACAGGCAATGAAGTTCTTTATTGACAACGGCTATGATCTGATCCATGCAGCATCAATTACTGGTGCGCTTGAAGCATGCTCTGGTTTTAAAACATATGATACAAATGCTGCTGTAGATACGGTTGGTATTGTCAAGTGGAAAAACAGTACAGAAACTGGTAGTCGCTTTAGCGAACTTTTAAGATTTGCTGCACAGTACTCGCCTAA